ACCGGATGGCCGCGATTTTTTTTGGACGGTCACGATTTGATTAGGCCCCACCACAAATGACAAAGCACTGCGTTTTGAGTGCCCCCCTTTAATTTGAACAGCTAGTGGACACGTGGTCCACCCATATTTCGTTTGTGGGGCCTATGTAATGACTTAACTGTTAAGTTGACAGGCAATAAATAGATGGTCCCCCCCATTATCTATTTTTGCTTTAATTTGAAATGCCTAAGCGGGACGCCCCTTGGCGCCTAATGGCTGGGCCCTCCAAGGTTAGCCGTAATGTCAATTATTCGCCTAGGGCTGGTCCCAAAGCTGATAAGCCGTCGATTTGGGCGAACAGGCCCATGTACAGGAAGCCAAGGTTTTACCGGCTATTCAGAACTCCAGACGTCCCCAAAGGATGTGAAGGGCCGTGTAAGGTCCAGTCGTTTGAGCAGCGCCATGATATATCCCATGTGGGTAAGGTCATGTGCATTTCCGACGTGACAAGGGGCAACGGCATTACGCACCGCGTTGGTAAGCGGTTCTGCGTCAAGTCTGTGTACATATTAGGCAAGGTGTGGATGGACGATAATATTAAACTGAAGAACCACACCAACATCGTCATGTTCTGGCTGGTCAGGGACCGGAGACCCTACGGCACTCCCATGGATTTTGGCCAGGTGTTCAACATGTTCGACAACGAGCCTAGTACTGCCACTGTGAAGAACGATCTGCGTGATCGGTTCCAAGTCATGCACAAGTTCCACGCGAAGGTTACCGGCGGTCAGTATGCCAGTAACGAGCAGTCCCTGGTGAAGAGATTCTGGAGGGTCAACAACCACGTGGTGTACAACCATCAGGAGGCTGCCAAGTACGAGAATCACACTGAGAACGCCCTGTTATTGTATATGGCATGTAGTCATGCCTCAAATCCTGTGTATGCGACATTGAAAATTCGGATCTATTTTTATGATTCGATAACAAATTAATAAAAATTGAATTTTATTTCATGATTCTCGAGTACATGTTGTACATATGGTTTGTCTGTTGCAAACCGAACAGCTCTTATTACATTGTTTATACAGATGAGCCCTAGATTGTCTAGGTACAACATGACTAAGTGCCTAAATCTATTTAAATAAGTCGTCCCAGAAGCTCGAACTGATGTCGTCCAGACTTGGAAATTCAGGAAGGCCTTGTGTAGATGCAGTGCCCTCCTCAGGTTGTGGTTGAACCGGATCTGGACGTGGTATATCCTCGTGTCTATGTACGGGAGGTCCTCTATTTTCTGCATCCTGAAATAGAGGGGATTTGGAACCTCCCAGATAAAAGCGGAATTCTCTGCCTGACGAGCAGTGATGCTCTCCCCTGTGCGTGAATCCATAGTTTGCACAGCTGAGAGAGAGGAAAATAGTGCAGCCGCAGTTCAGGTCGATGCGTCGTCTCCGGATGGCTCTTCTCTTAGCAATCCTGTGTTGTGGTTTAATAGAGGGGGGAGTGGATGAAGATGAATTTTGCATTTTGCTCTGTCCACTCCCTGAGAGCTGCATTCTCCAATTTATTGAGGAAGTCTTTATAGCTGGACCCCTCGCCAGGATTGCAAAGCACGATTGATGGGATGCCACCTTTAATTTGAACTGGCTTGCCGTACTTGCAATTTGATTGCCAGTCCCTTTGGGCCCCAATCAATTCTTTCCAGTGCTTTAGCTTTAGATAATGCGGGCTGACATCATCGATGACGTTGTACATCACATCGTTTGAGTAAACCCTTGGATTGAAATCCAGGTGGCCACTCAGATAGTTGTGCCGCCCCAAAGCACGGGCCCACATTGTTTTGCCCACCCTCGAACCACCTTCAACGATTAAGCTTATAGGCCTGTGCGGCCGCGCAGCGGAATGGCCACCGAAATACTCATCAGCCCAGCATTGCATCTCCTCCGGCACATTTGTGAAAGAGGAAAGTTCAAATGGAGGAACCCATGGTTGAGGAGCCTTTGCGAAGATCCTCTCTAGGTTAGACTTCAGATTGTGATAATCTTTCACAAAGTCCCTTGGTTGTTCCTCCTTTAGAACTTGAAGTGCTTCTTGCACTCCAGATGCGTTCAGCGCCTTGGCGTATGAGTCGTTAGACGTCTGCTGACCTCCTCTAGCAGATCTCCCGTCGACCTGGAATTCCCCCCATTCAAGGGTATCTCCGTCCTTGTCAATGTAGGACTTGACATCGGAGCTTGATTTAGCTCCCTGAATGTTCGGATGGAAATGTGCTGATCGGGTTGGGGAAACCAGGTCGAACTGTCGTTGATTCGTGATCTGGACTTTCCCTTCCAACTGCAAGAGCACATGGAGGTGAGGTTCCCCATTTTCGTGTAGCTCCCTGCAGATTTTAATGTATTTCTTGTTGGAAGGGAGCTGGAGAGACCTTATTTGCTGAAGAGCCGCTTCCTTTGTAAGCGAGCATTTGGGATATGTGAGGAAGATGTTTTTAGCTTGGAGTCTAAAACGTTTAGCCAGTGGCATTTTGTGTAAATAAGGGGTGTACTCCAATTGAGGTTCCCTTCAAAATGCTGAAACAATTGGAGTATTGGAGTACAATATATAGTAAGAGAAGTCAGTACATAGCGGCCATCCGATCTAATATT